ACCAACTACTAGAACGTGGATACAAGTCTATGAGTATTTTTGTACAATAGATAGACGATTAGTTGAACATAGAAATATATTTACCAAAGCTGATTCATACCAGCATCTTGGACCTATATTCGCTGATTCTGCTGCTAAACAAGATCGTATTGAATTAAGAAGTATGGGCGTGCCATGTCGAGAGTCTATCAAAGGGCCTGGGTCAATATTATTAGGTATTGATGAAGTAAAACTTCAATTGCAAACAAACTCAGTTCTTGATCGTCCAAAGTTTTTTATTGTTGATGGTGTAGCTCCAAATACTGTACGAGAATTTGAATCGTGGGGTTGGGAAATGAACGATGACGGAACACCAAATACAGAAAAACCATTGGATAGTGATAATCATGCTATGGACGCATTAAGATATGCAATTTTTAGTCTTGGACGTACAGGTGCACGATATGATTCTACTTACGTGGAGGGTGTGTAATGGCTGATTTTACAAGTAAGGCATCACTCTCTGCGAATCTTGATCCAAGTAAAATGTCACAGGGAGATTTAAAGAAAACGTTAGAAGCAGAACATCCTATTTATACTAAAAATAAAAAGATGTGGTCTGAGCTAATGAATTTATATCTTGGTGAAAAGATTGAAACATTTATTTTTAGACATGCTCGTGAAAAAGAACAGAACTGGAATAAAAGACAAGAACGTGCATATTTCTTTAATTATGTCCAATCAATTGTTGATTTGATTGCTTCTTTTATTTTTTCAAAAAATATTGAACGACAATGGGAGTCCCCAGATGAAAAAGAGGCTGCTATACGGTCTATTAGATATAATCAATTAGTTTCTGATTATGAAAAAGAGCAAGAGCAAGCTGACTCGCAACGTCAACAAGATCAAGAAAATTTTAAAAAGTTTGGTATTCAACCCCAACCGCCAGAATCAAAAGGTGGTGGGTTTGGAGCACCAGCAGCGTCAGAAATGCCTCCTATTGAAGCTGAATCTAAAGTACAAGAGCTTCTGTCAATTCAAGCCCAGGAGTTGCCTGAATTAAGTGAATTCTGGAAAAATGTAGATTTACGCGGTACATCAATAGATGATTATGTAAAGATGTTGTTTATTGCAACTCAAATTTTTGGACATGTAGATGTATTTATTGATATGCCGTCATCTAATGAAGGTGAAGAAATTGTAACAGAAAAAGATAGAAAAGAAAATGAAATTCGTCCATATATGTTTGTTATTTTTCCTCTTGATTTATTAAATTGGGAACTTGGTATGGATGGTAAATTTCTATGGGTTCGTTGGAGAGAAAAGCTTGTTGGAGATATTGGTCCGTTTGATAAAAGAAGTAAACATGATTCGTATAAATATTTTACATGGACTCGTGAAGAGTGGTTCATTCATGAAATAAAATATAAAGATCAGTCAAACGAAGCAACAACAGAATTAGTTTCTTCTGGAGAAAATCCATTAGACGAAATCCCAATAGCAAGATTCTTTAACAAAAAGAATTTAATTGAACCTATGTTCGGAGTACCAGCAGTTAAAGATATAGGTAAAATTAATATAGAAATCCTAAATCTTTCCTCTCTAATAGATGAAGAAACGTATCAGAAGTGTTTAAATATTCTTGTAATGCAAATGCCAACAGAGAAAAAAGGTGCTATTGAAATTGGTGGTAATAACGTCTTGCTTTGGGAAGGTGACCATCAACCATATTATTTAGCTCCTGCATCTGAACCTGGAAATTTTATGCTTGAGCTTATCAAGCATTGTATTCAAGAAATATATCGTATTGCGAAATTAGGTGGAGATACTGGAGTACAAGAAGCACAGTCAGGAATCGCGTATACATGGGAATTTAATCAAACTAATAGAATGTTAGCTGATAAAGCTGATCTTATGGAACGCGGTGAAAATGAATTGCATAGATTATGGGCTAAATGGGTAGGAGTTGAATGGAAGGGTTATATTAATTATCCAGATGATTTTAATGTAGAGAAGTTTGAAGATGAAATTAAACGATTGGTAGATATAAAACTAGCCGTTAGATCACCAGAATTTAAGAGAATTATGGAGAAGCGTGTAGCTTCCAGAGCTATGTCTAAGTCTAGTTCAATCGAACGCGCAAGAGTGTTTGCGGAAATATCTGTTTTCCCAGAGGAAAAGCAGACATTTTTCCCGCCAGCATAAATAAAATAATTTAAAATAGGTAAGGAGATTTTTGTTATATGAACGATGTTGAATCGATCAAGGATGGCCTAATATTTTATAGAATGGAAGACGGAAGCTTAAAGGCTCCTATTTCCGGTGGTGGACCAGGTGATGATGAGGGCGCAGGCGGATCAACAGGCCAACCACAGATGTCAGAAATAATGGACTTGATTAAAAAGCAAAATCAGATGATTATTCAACTTCAGCAAGAAAATTCCCAAAATAAAGGGCAATTTGATGAGCTAGTTGAAGCTATTGCAGCCGCAGTTGAAGAAGATGGATCAAGTGAAGAAGGCGAAGAAGAAGAAGAAGTTAAGGAACGTCCGCAACGGCAACAAGTTAACGCTAATACTGGAGCGGAAAATCAAGAAGTAGCATCATTGCGTAGAGAACTTCAAAAGCAATCTAAGCAAATGGAAGAATTACAAAAAGTAATTCAGCAACGTGAATCAGCAATGGAAGAAGAGCGTGAGCTTCGTCTTGCATCGCAACGTGATTCATTACTATCTAATGCATTACAAGAAGCTGGAGTTCTGCCGACTGCAATGGAGGCAGCTATTAAATTGTTTAGAGATAATGTAGCTTATGATGAAGAAAAAGATGAATTTGTATTTATGGAAGAGAAAACAGGTGTACAACTTCCAATTGTAGAAGGTGTGAAAGATAACATGCCTGATTATTTAAAGGCATCTAACGTGAAACATGGTGGATCAGGTGGTCGTGGATCACAACCAAATGCGTTACTTGAGCAAGCAAGATCAACACTCTCTCGCTTAGAGACACAAGCTAAGAAGTCTGGATTAGATCAAGATATTGCTCAATATCATGCTGCAAAAAAGCAAATGATGACTCTGGAAACACAGAGACAGCAAAGTTCAGGACAAGCACCAAAACAGCTTAAGCAGCCACAAGTAGCGCAAGTAGGAGCAGGACGCGATTCAGCTGATGAATCATCATAAATAAATTTATTGTTCTAAGGGAGAAGTAAGTTATGCCGTTTTCAGGAAGAGCAACATATTCAAACTTTACTGCCATAGCGGAGGATGTCAGCGATATCGTATCGATGATATCTCCGAGAGAAACACCTTTACTAGATATTTTAGGTGATTCTCCATTTCCAGCAAGAAGCGTTCTACATGAATGGTTAGAAGATGATTTAAGTCCTAATACTATCGTAAACTCATCAGCTGTATCATCAGACACAGTAGATACTGCTATTGGTATCGCTGCTTCTAAGGCTCGTCGTTTACAAGTTGGTATGATTTTACGTGGACCAGCTGCATCAGGTAATGAGTACCTTGTTATTTCTGCTATTTCCGGTAACACAATTACTGTGAACCGTGCATTTGGTGGTACAACAGGTAACTCATTCGCTGCTGGACAGTCAATTGATGTAATCGCCGACGCTTCACTGGAAGGCGACGACGTAGTTACCGATACATCAGGTGTTCGTAGTCGTAAGCAGAACTTTCTACAATTATTCAAGAAAGATGTAATCGTATCTGGTACTCAGGAAGCTGTTACACAGCTTGGTGGAATAAATGATGAATTTACCTACCAACAGCAACAGCGTATCCGTGAAGCCTTAAGAGACTTAGAAAAGGCTGTTATTCTAGGTATTCTTTCAGGTAACACAATTGGTTCAGCTACAGCACGTAGAACAATGAAGGGACTACGTTCTTTCATTACAACAAACGCGCAGTCAGTTGGAGCAACACTTACAGAATCATGGCTTGGTAACTCTCTAAAGGCTGCTTGGGATCAGGGTGGTACAGATGTTGATGTAATCCTGGCCGGAGTTAACTATAAGAGAATTATCGACCAGTTCAACGCTTCTCGTAAGTTAATTCCTAACGAGGATAGCAAGTTCAGTAACTTAGTATCTGAGTATGAGTCAACATTCGGCGTGATGAGAGTTGTTCTTTCACGTTGGATGCCAGCAAATGAAGCATTGATCCTCTCTTCACAGAGAATTAAAGTGCTTCCATTGCAGGGTCGTTCATTCCAGTTTAAGGAAGTGGCTTCACAAGGAGATGCTCGAAAGGGTATGGTACTTGGAGAATATACTGTAGAAGTTCGTAATGAAGAAGGGCTTGCAAGAATATTCTAAGTTAGT